ACTTTGGTTCCGCCGATGTACAGATTGAGCGTTCCGGCTTCGGTTGGCGTGCCGCCGAATGTCAGCGTACCGGTAGCCAGTACACCGGCGACATTGTCGTCCAGCGCCATGGCATACAGGTCGGCAGTGGGGTGAACCTTGAGCGCGGCCGGGATCATCTGCGCCAGCATCGATCCGTTGCCGAAATAATTTACCCCGTCCATCGGGCGTGTGATGCGCGTCAGCGTCGCGGCCGGAACGGATCCTGTCGTGAGACGTTGCCCCAGGATCAGCAGTTTACGAGGCATGGAAGGCAATCCGCGCACCGCCTTGGTGTGATCGATTTCAAGGAACGCGCCCGGCACGCGCCAGTCGGTCGGGATACTCATAAAGGTAATATTGTCCGGCATGTTGTTCTCCTATAGATGCTGTTCGTTGAGAGTTAAGCTGCGGTTGCAGTTGCGGCTTTTTTTGTCTTGGGCAGATCCATTACGATCACATCGCCGTCATTGATGCGGCGGATCAGAAACGAATCGCGCTCAACCCAGTCGCCCTCGTCAGGCAACGGGGCACCGGGTGGCGTGACATCGCCGCCCTGCGGAAAGCACACGCGCAGTCCGGGTTGTGCAGGTTTAACGAAAATCTTGTTCATAATGCTCTCCTCACGGTTTCAGTTGATCTTGCAGTTCTGGACGACTGGTGGTGTAGTTAGGCGGATTTCCGACCCACTTGATATGCTCTGTGGCTGAAACATGCGGTGCGATGTCGTAGTCGGCACCAAAAGTGATGAAATTATCGAGTGTGGTTTCATCTATACCGATGGAGAAATCAAACGGGCCAATCTCAAGATTAGCCGCGATCCAGCCATAGGGCGCCTCGATCTGCTGGCTCTGATGCCATGAAGTCATCTTCACCTGGCAACCCTGCACCCCGTCGATGAAGCGGCGTATGTCGTCTGCCATCACCAGCTCGGCTTCCTCGATCGCTTCGCCGTCGGCATCTTCGTTCAGCAGCAGCTGACCTACCAGCAGACAATGCAGGATGTCGGAACCATATTCGATGCGCGGTTCGCCCTTGCTGAGCAGCGTAAAAATCCCGGCTTCCAGTTCCTGCGTGTCGCGGTTTGCAAAATCGGCCATCGCGCGAGTCACTACCCGACCAGGTGCCGCTGCCAGCAGCGCGGTTTTAACAGCATCCAGGATAGGCTTGATCGTACTCATGCCAGCCCCGCCGCATTCAATCCATCAACGACACCTTCGCGGACCAGCTGCATGACGCGCGACTCCATCTTGATCGCGGTCGGCGCCATAAACGGCTGAGCACGAGTTCCATGCCGTGCGATACTGCGTGCAACCAGAAAGGCTTTGTTCTTTGCCTCGTGGCCACGCACACCCAGCACGCGCTCAACCCATGGGCGAAGCGCATCCGGATTCGGCATCTTCCCTGGACGGCTTCCTTCCTCGACAGAACGTGCATAATTAACGCCTGGTGTGACGTGGAATTCCAGCTGCGCGATCCGGCTGTCCTTGATCGTCTGAGCCAGTGTAGTGAAAGCCTTTGGTGCAACGCGTCTCGCCTCGCGCGCAACTTCCTTTGCTGCGCGACCCAGTTTTAGACTGACATGCGCCTTGACCGATATTGGTGCGCGCAGCAGCGCCGCGATCACATCCTTGTTGTCGATCTGAACTGAAATCACTTATGCCACCCGTTTCCGATCAGGAATAAATATGCGCATCCAGCCAGGGCTAAAGCCAGCAATCCATGGAATGACCATTTTCCAAAAGCCATATATTTCTCGTCCAGCCATTCTTTAAGGGCTTCCTTGACGGCTTCTTTGGCGATGTTTTTATCGATTGGCATGATTTACTCGGTCTCTTTAAGATGATCGATCAGTTCGTCGAGTCGCTTGCGGTCTTCTCCGCAGAGACGGGCGTTGATGCCGATGTTGCCGATGGCTTCGCGGGGTGTAACAAAACCGGTTTCGACGATTTCACCAGCAGTTCCGCCGGTATCGCCTTGTTTGTCGAATTCGGGCAGCCAGGCGGCGTTGTACAGCCCGATCCAAGCAGGGCTGAGCAACACAACAGGAACGCCGTTCTGCGCCGTCGTGTCTGTTTGCGTTTTACATTCAGATAATTGCGTATCGTTTTCATTTTTAAGTATTTCCTGCCAGTTCCGGTAATAAATTTCAGCACGGCCACGCCACGCGATCACGTTTCCGGCGTGCTTCCGTCCGTTGTCCAGGGCGGCATTGAACAGATTCTCTGCAGCGCGCTCTTTTGTCAGCTCCAGCGCATCGCGCCGGTCAGATTCGCGCAATGTTCCCTGCACGAAACCGAATGCGATTCCAGCCAGCAGCAACAGCACCATGGCTAGAATGCGATACGGGGCGGGGATCGGGTTCATGCTTCACCCATAACCTGCGTGTAGCGGGCGCGTCGCACAATCAGCACATTGCGCACGTATTCGCGGTTTATTTCAAAGAAGCTCTTGCCGTATCCGGATGCAACGGTGCGGGTTTTAAGCGAAGTGTGTTCGACATGACTGAACCATCTACCTGCATCGCATCCCCGAGTGCCTTTGCAAATTCGACAATCAGATATGACCCCGCCGATACCTCCGTTATATGCTGCGAACGAAAATGCCAGCCGCTCATAGTCTGATGCCGCAAAACACATGGCATTCCATCCCTGCTTGTCTTTCAGCACCAAAGCCCTCAGCTGATAGCGCGGATCGTACAGAGTGGCACTTCCCCATCCCCATCCGGCTAACGCATCAGGGTTGGCCGCCTTAACCTCCGATAGCGCATCGAAGCGGCTGGTTTTGGTAATCTGCCCGAGACCGACCCCGCGCTCCCGGTTGGTGCGCAATTCAGATCGGGGCGACCAGCAGCGCGCCGATTTAAGGCTGACGCAGGTTTCCTGTTCGACCTGGGCGGCTAGCGCAGAAGGCATCGCCATATTCGGCCACCAGCTGCGTTGTTCATCCTGCAACATCGGCACGTAAAGTTTTGCGTTCGCGGGCAACTCGGCGGCATGGACTACGTTTCCCATCAGCGAGATGAAAGCGGCCAATACCAGGCATACCCCCAGAAACACGACCGATGCACCAACCGGATGCAGTCTGGATATATGCGCGAATTCTTTGAGATCGATATACGGAAACATCACCCGGCGCAGCACATGCGACAGCGCGACGCCATAGAGCGCAAGACCTGCAAATAATCCCCATGATGCATAAGCCGGTTCGCCGATGGCTAAAGCGAGCGGGGTTGAATACATCACCAGCACGGTGGCCAGCGCGATCAGCCCGACAATACGAGCCACATCCACTAAAGATCGACGAATCATCACGCAGCCTCCTGAAAAAGTTTCATCAATTGTTCGAACAAGTATTGCGGCGTGCCGTTACGCGGTCCTTGCGACAGTCCGTCGCGCATCGCGACCGGCTTACTGATATTACGCATCGCCATTTCCTTCATCGCTTCAGCCTGGGCGCGCAGTAACAGCAAGTCGCGATCGCCTGCTTGAATCGTCGTATCTGTCGCCAGCGTGCCAATCGAATGCGCCGCGTAGTAGTAAAACTTGAAACTTGCTCCCAGCACATTGATCTGTAGCCCGGACGGCGCCGGCAACAAGTGCAGCTCTCGCGTCAACCCATTCATTGCACTGCGTACATCAGGCAATCTTCCGGGGTGGCGTTTATCCCAGGGTTGAACGCGCTGTGTGGAAACTCCCCATAGCGACGACTTGAAATCAAAGAAATCAGCAGGGGCTGGATAGTTGAACTGATCCGCCGCCAGCGTCAGCATACCCAGCATCGTACGGGGTCGTTTACACGTCATATCCTGCGCAGCCGTATCCAGATGCCGGTTGAAATCGGCATCGTTAATAGCCGTGAAAACCTTCGCCGCATCTTGCAGCGAGGCTTTCAGGTCAGCGACCAGATCGGCGCGGGATAGGGAGCCGGACATTTAGGAAGCTCCGCTACCAGCGCGTACTAACAGGATTTCAGCAATAGCCGACAACACGCCCTTGCGCGCCTGGCCTTGCTGTTCGAGATCGCCGAGACGCTCGATGTCGATCAGCAGCATTCCATCCAGCGCCGCAACCACCGATGCCACATTGCCTTTGAGCAACTCGGCTAGAGGGTCAGCCGGCGCTTCCACCTTCTTCACTTCGACGGCGGCGGGGCGCAAATGATGCGGCACTTCATTTTCATCAAAATGCCGGGTCTCACCTGGTGGGATCAGAAACGAGCCAACGGCGAGGTGTGTATTTCCATTATTCGTGACGGGTATGTTCACAATTGATCTCCTTATTTCACCTTATCCCCTATCCCCTGTGAAGGGATAGGGGGAGGGGATGGTTTAGCGGGCCACACGCGCCGTCGCGCTGTATAGCGACAGCGTGGTATAGGCGCCCTTCAGTGGAGTCGGCGTATGCAGCGCGATGAACTGGTCGCCGTACGCTTCCTTCTTACCTGTAAACCGGCCGTTGGCATCGCGCTGATCCTGCAACTGCCCCATCGTCCAGGCCTTCAACATCCGGTAGCGTGTCACGCCGCGCTCGCCGATGACCACGCGCTGGTCTCCCATCGCAAGTCCTGGCGCTGTGGTGCGGAAGTTCGGCACAGACTTAACGGTACCTAGATTTCCGTCTGCATCCAGTGCGGTGCCGTTACGGGTAAAGCTCTCGACGAAGGTGCGCGCCTGTTCTATTTCCGTCTTGACTGTGCTGCTCATCAGGCCGAAGTTCGCCATGTGATAGCGATCAGACTCGATCACCGCCTTGCGCAGACCGTAGCGATACATGAAACCGTCCCAGAACACATCCGTGGCAACAGCTCCCATGTCCAGGTTGAATTTGAACGTATTGCTGGTATAGCTGTAGTCCGCCGTGATCGCGTGCGTATTGACCGGTGCTGTTGGGACACCCAACTGGTTGACGAAATGAATCTCGCCCTGGTTATAGTCCATGCTGTAGTACAGTCCTGCGCCTTGCGTGTTGCTTCCATCGTATTCCGCGACCACGGCCGCCACGTCGCGCACCACGACGGGATGCAGGGTATTACCGACCTGCACGCCCTTCAGGGTGAAAATTTTGCGCGGACGAACTACCGGAAACTGCGCCAGCGGGAAGATCGTCTTGGCGCCGTCAGCTGTAGCCACCGCTTCGTTGGTGATCGCAGCGGTGCTGTATTCGTCAGATGCGTTGAGAATTTCGTTGAAGATAAGCTGTTCGCCATCCTCGCCGATGATGCGTGATGCATTACGTGCATTTTCACTCAGCGCGTCCCAGTTCAACTGTCCGTTTCCGGTCAGGTAGCGCAACTCGTCTGAGACCTCGAACGCCAGTTTTTGCGGAATCGGGTAGACCAGATCGCTGGTCTGGATTACACCGGCGCGAGGAATGGATCCACCCTCATATACGCGAACATTGCCGCGATTGGCGGCAGTCGTGTCGCGGTAGCTGTACGGGATTTCGACGGTCTGTGCGAATTCTGCCGTACCCACATCCACGAATTGCAGCCCGATCATGTTGTACAGTGCTTCGCGGATCACGGTGCGCTCGAAGCTGGACGGTACCGCCACGTCAGACACGCTGCCATCGCCACCAGCCAGCATCTTATGCTCGCGATGCAACTGTGCACCACGCTCGGAATCGAACTGAGCCAGAATTTTCTCAGCCAGTTTTTTGTTCTTTTCCTGCAATTTTCCGCCTGTGTTGGAAAAGCGTTCCGCATCAGGACGGTCAAGGATACCCAGACGGCGATCCATCTGTTCCTGCAATGCCTTGATGTTGTTACCCTCGTCCAGCGTGATATGCACGCTGCCTGCCGGACGCGCAAAGCCCATCGAAGAAAGCTGCTTGGCCACAGCCAGCTCGTTGCCATGCTTGATCTGGTTTTCAGCCAGACGCTTTACCTGGGCGGCGGTCATCTCCGGCGTGATCAGATCCGCGACGGATTCAGCCAGGGTTTTCTTGGCGGAGTCATCCAGGCCTATTGCCGCATTGATGGTGTCGGTCAGCAGTTTCACATTTGCATCGTGGCCTTCCGCCAGTCTCTTGACAGCAGCAGCCTGTGCGGCAGATTCTTCAGCCATCAGCTTCTTCACATCGGCAGCGGTAATTCCAGCAACTGCAGGTGCGGAAAGTTGCAACACGGCAGGCTTGCTGCCGATTGAGCTGGCAATCGATTCGGCAAGTTTGATGTACTGTGCAAGCAATTCCTGGCACTTCTTCTCATCGCCATCCGGCTCAACGGCATCGCCCAGAGCGGTAGATAATTGACTGGTAACGCCGTCTTCCAGTTTTAGTTCCGCGCATTTGGCTTTCAGTGCGGCAAGCATCTTGTTTTTCATCAGTGAAATCTCCTGTAAAAGTGTGGATTG